ATCCGAGATTCGAGTAGGTTTGGATTTAAAGAGGCACCGAACGTAAATACGCTTCCTCTTCCACGCTGCAGCGAACACAATCCTTACTCAAGGGACTGCATAGGATCACACAGCGATACACCGTCTTCGATCGGACTTCCTTCTCCTCGTATACGGTGTAGGGTGTCAGAATACCCGATGAAAGGCATCCTCAAGGACGCGAGTCGACATGCTCTGGCCAGAATTGAATCCAGCCAATCGTACTCCTCCTTCCCGTGATGAACAATTTCCAGTAGTGCTGAACTGATGGTTGCAATCATGTTAGATTCGAGATTCTCCTTGGACTTCGCCCACAGGATACTCTCACAAATAACAGTCTTCTCCAACGGTGCCAGCACAAAGAAATCATCGATCACCCGAAATTTCCGTTTAAGATAGGTTAGTTCGTTTGCCGGAACATACTTCTCCTCGAACACATCCGTAGATTTGTCCGCTGAGGTATATTCGATGTCCATTGCCTTGAAAGTTTCCGAAACAGTAATCATGTTGAACCACGGAATAAGCTCCGAGACCAAAAGTACGTGATCGTCTCCATATGCCGTGAATGCGATGAGTGAATAGTAATGGTTCAGAAGGATGTTTGGTGCATGCACACGCCTGAGCTTTTCAAAGACGTAGCAGAAGAGAATTTCGTTTGCCAATGAGTTGAAAATTGATGTTCCAGGTGTTCCAGATGGCATCCCACCACTGGTTTGGTACACAACACGCCCTGCGATCCGCTTTGCCCCAAAGGCTTGGCGGAAAAGTGCCTCGCGTGCTGTAGCTTCAGGAGTCCCTTCATCATCGTAAAAATCGTTCACAATGTTGAGGACAGCCATCATTAGCTGAAATGGTACCCACTTGTCCCATTTGCCGTAGTCACCGGCGATGAAATTTTCGCTGTTAGCCGTCAATCGGCGGTAGAGGTCTCCCCACTCCTGTGAATGAGGGTTGATCCCCACAGCAGATCCAGATCGTGTTGCGTTTGACATGCAATGTGCTTGAAAGAAAGCTGTGTACTTCCGCATCATTAGTGTAAAGTTCAAAGGTCCTACACTAAATACTCGGGTGTTACCAACTTTCGCCTTTGCTAGAGGTCTTCGTTCATCCTTCAGACAGTCGAAAAA